AAACCCCCGAGTTGTTTTTCTAGGATTGCTCCTAGATAAGTCCCTAGTCAATTATTGACTAGTTCTCCCGTATAAATCCGTTCTCTCCCCCGCAGAAATGCTGGGTGATCACGGTTCGGGTAAACGGAAGTGATAACCAAGGAGTATCTTGCATGTACGAGCAGAAAGAGCTATTTGAAAGGGACCGATCACCCAGGGACATGCCTTTAATTAGGCTGCCTATGGGCGTCGTGTACCTGACATTTAGCTTCCTGTTCGCTATGCTTGGCTTCTTGGTGTATCTTCTTTGGGACTTCGGCATTGCCGGTAGGGTCATTCTGTTTCTAGCGTTAGTGCTTGTCTTGGTGCACTTTGCCGTTTTTATGGCAAGGGCGCTCTTCGACGCGTACTGGCCGAGGAGGTAGGATGGCAACTACTGGCGAGCTCATCTGGGCTAGCTTGATCGCTAGCTGGAAGGCCCGTCAAAATGCTGAGGGTGCAGGTGTATGGGTACGATTGAGGTTCGAATTTGGACCGCACCTCGTATATGAAACGCCGCGAGTTCCCGTAAGGGAATTTCGGCTAATCAATTACGAGTGGCCAGTACATACTCGAGTCCCTCCGATCGTGCTTATCACCTTCACCCTCCGCGCGGCGACTGGTTTTTCAACCGAGGAGTACATCTTTCCCGTGGTGTGGAATTACAGGTGGACTGGGGAGAAATCCCCCTACACTTGTAATTTTCCCTACCGCGAGTGGGGTGTATTCTTTTGGCTCACAGCCCGAGGAACCGGTGGTTTTGGGGATCAGAGAAGAATCTTTCTCTCAAATCTCCATCACCTCGATTCTGAGTCTGGGGTAAAGAACTCCCCGGGCCCTGGGTTTAAAGCCTTCGGTCCTCGCCTGATCTTGAATGGAATCAGATCAGGTTCCCTCTTGCCTTCGGGGTTAATTGCCCCTGCAAGAGTCATCAAAGTGCCGCGTGGACCTTATGCGAGGAAAGCCAAAGTTGCTCGCTTAAATCCGGAGATTACAACCCGTGTTAGCACGGCTGCGCAGGAGATTTATCCTTCAACTCCCTACTATACTTATGTAGAGAATTTGCAGGAATTCCGACGCGACTGGACTGGCACGGTAACTCCAGGTTTTGGCAACAAAAGAGGCTCACAGTTACCGGTTAATCCGCATACTGTGACTTTGCATAAGACCAAATATACTCTAGGATACGACCTTCGAAGGAAGTTCGCAAATCCGAACACCACCTATAATAATAGTTGGCTGAGTACGCAGTACTCAATGACCGCACCATCTATGGGTTTAACTGAGACTCAGTTCACCCAAGTAGGGAATGCCGCCCTTGCTAAGTTGGCAGCCAAGGCTAATGTTGCCTTGAGCGGAAATATTGCCCTTAACATACTTGAGGCGAGACAACTAGGAAGACTCATCGGCGATACTGCGATGAGAATGACTAGAAGTCTCAAATATCTCAAGCAGGGCCGTCTTTCAGCAGCTGCCAAAGTACTCTTGGACGGTAAAGCTTCGGTCGTGAAGTTCGGGCCGCCTCTGTCCCTGCTGAACTCGGTAGCCAAAAATTGGTTATCGCTTCAGTATGGATGGAAGCCACTCCTGAACGACGTAAACGGAGCTATGGTGTCATATGCCAATTTTATGGCAAACAACACCAGTTCTTCTACGGTGCGGGCGTCTAAGCGGTTAGTTCGAGAGAGTCGGACAGGGATATTAGGGCCTACCGGCGTTCAACCATTTATTGGTTTTGAAAACAATAACAGTAAATGGCAATGTCGGTACGGTGCTGAATTCTCTGTATCCGATCCACTCAAGAGCTTTCTTGCTCAGACAGGTTTTACCACTCCTGTGAATCTGGCATGGGAGATTATCCCGTTTTCCTTCGTCTTCGATTGGTTTCTCCCTATTGGACCTTACCTTGAGGCTTTTTCTCAACCTCATGGTTTAAAGTTCATTCGGGGATATAAAACCCTCTTCGGACGAAGGGAGACTATCATCGACGTTCATTGGCACGGTGCAATGCCGGGTGATGCGACGGCAGAGCTTCGAACTTACGCTCATAGACATAGAACTACCATTGCACTTGGACGGACAGCTCTAGCGAGCTGGCCCTCTCCGGTGTTTCCGGTGTTCAAAAGTCCTGTAAGCATGGTTCACGCTCTGAACGCTTTGGCATTGCTCCAAGTATTGCGTCGGCGCTAATGGTACAGATAGTCGATATTTCCATTATGGAGTCACTCTATGAGTGCTATCGCACCCATAAAAGGTTCATCTCTAATGGGGACGGTTGTCAGAACGACATCCGCCACTGTTGGTGTGGACAAAACGTTTGACCCTGAGGGATTTGTATCCCCCGGTGTTGCACGATGGGTTGACCGAGCAATTGACGCCACCTATAATCCTTTAGGTGTCGCCATCGGTTATCCCGCCTTTACATTGTCCGTCCGGAAGCCGACAAAGACTTCCAGGATGTACCGTGTAACGGCTAAAGTGGTCCTCCCGACACTCGAACAGACGAGCGCTAGTACGGCTACCGGTATACAACCGGCGCCCACGCTAGCTTACTCCCTGCAGGGTGTCATGGAGTTCATGTTGCCTGAGAGGTCGACTGCTACGGAAAGAGCTAGGCTCTTTTCGTACATGCGATCTTTCTTTGCAACGACAATCAACGCCAGTGACGATGTCCCCACTGATGCAACGGGGTCACCACTCATTGCCGCTGTGAACAGCTTCGAAGCGCCTTATTAAGGGCGCAACGCAGCATTACTTAGCCGTAAGGCTAGGTAAGGATCTCTTCCATTTTGAAAGGAGGCATTTTATGAGACGCCAAGATGACCGGCGGGTGGTGCAGGAGTTGGCCTTTACGCGTTTTCACGCGTGGTTGGCTGTTGTCCTACCCGTAGTTGCCTTGTATCTCATGATCTACACCACGATCATCCGATAAGTTACTTATCGGCAACTTTCTTTAGGAGTTATCCCATGTTAAGACTTTGCATCCCCTGTGCTCAAACGATTCGCAAAGCAATTGACGGTCTTTTTGACGTCACTGCTGAACGGAAAGTTGAGCTTAAGAGGCTTCTTGGCCTAAACGCTATTTCTACAACGAAACGGCGTTGTTCGTTCTGCAAGTTCCGCGAAGATGCGGATCTTGTAGGGTTGGACGGCATGGGGTTCCCAAAAAGATAAGTTGGATGGAATGAGTTTTTGTTCCGTTCAATGAACTCTGGAGGCTCTATGTCTTATGCGAAGCATAGTATGCGCTTTCTTACTGAAGCGCGCCACTTCCGTGTTACACCGGAGATTTCCTCCGGTTTGGTGGTAGAGTTCTTCGAAGCTCTAGATTGCCCTCGTTCGTTAGCGGCTGCCTTGCTCTTTAAATACGGAGAGCATGAGCAGCTTGCTAATTTAGAGTGTAATCCACTCGAGTACTTAACTGTACAAGAGTTTAGAGACGCCTACGCTGCAACCAAGTTCTTGTCGAAGTTCAAGGATTTAGTTCTTGACTACGATTTGGACGAGGAAGCATTGAAGAAGTTCGATAAGTTTGAACTTCTTTGTAGTCGGACCAATGCTCGTTTTCGGAAGTTGGAATCTGACTCTTTATATAGGGGTCAGGTCGTTAGACTGCATCAAGCAGTCCAGCGGAAAATCTCCAACATCCTGGGCGAGTTTGGTATCGAAGAGTTCTTTGCCACCGCCGATTGGGGTCCTGGCGCGACGACTTTAATCAAGTCGTTTAACGCCAGCGCAACCAACAAATTCCAGTGCGAAACTGGGATAACACGTGACTTGTACGACTTATTGCCCTCTGCACTCCTTAGCGAAGTTTATCCCGCTTGGGTACAGCACATATCTGGAGTTGGGTTTCCAAATTTCCAGGTTGGCAATAAGATAGTCACTGTACCTAAGGATGCCACTGCCAATCGTGTAATTGCTGTTGAGCCAGGGTTAAATCTCTGGTTTCAACTGGCGATAGGCACGATGATACAGCGGCGGCTCCTTCGGTGTGGAATCGACCTTCGTGATCAGAGTCAGAATCAAAGGCTAGCGTACACTGCGTCGAAAGATACAGTGAATGCAACCATAGATTTTTCCTCTGCTAGCGATTCTATCTCTTCAGAAGTCATCCGAGAATTGTTCGTCAATTGCTCTTATTCAGAGCGTTCGTTGAATAATCTCTCGACATGGTTTTCTGTTATGGATAGTTGTCGGTCTCACTACGGTCTTCGAGGTGAGGCTTACGTCCGTTGGAGCAAGTTCTCCAGTATGGGGAACGGGTTTACCTTCGGACTTGAGTCACTACTCTTCTTTGCTATAGCGAAATGCTGTGCAGAAGAGATACATCGTGTGGACCCCAACGCGGGGTTCGGCGATGTTTCGGTCTACGGGGATGATGTTATCATACCCCGTAATTGCCTCGAGCTCTTTTCTACCATGTGTGAGTTCTACGGATTCGTTATTAATGTGAAGAAGTCGCATTTCTCTTCACTTTTTCGCGAATCGTGTGGTTCCCATTACATGGCTGGTGTCTGCACTAAGCCAGTGTTTCTTAAAGAGCACTTAACCGACGTTCTGTCCGTTTATCGGCTGGCAAATAGTATACGGAGATTTGCACATCGCGGCCTTTGTTCTATGGGCTGCGAAGCTCGTTTCCGCACGCTATTCGAATCCATTGTGAATCTTGTGCCCAAACCCTTGCGGGTAAGGATACCTGAAACACTTGGAGACGGTGGTTTCATCTCTTCTTGGGATGAGGCCATACCAGCGCATGCCAACGTGTATCCCCTTTATCGAGCCAAACGCGCTCCTACTGTTGCTTCCGTCAAGGAAAGACGGTTGCATCCAGATCGGATTAAGCGAATGAATCTCGGTTTTGAGGGGTATTATGTTTGGCAGGCGGCGGAGGTAGGAAAAACCTACCAGTCGGAGGGAACTGGTCTATTATTAGACCGGTTATGGCTTATCCAAAAGGGTAAATATTACCTAAAACAGCGTGAAAACGCTGATGAGGGTGATAACCCCGTTGGTATACTGTCGACACAAGAGCGACGGAATACTGTCGCTCTAAGAGACCGTACTAAGTTGCGATTTTCTCGCTCCTTAGTTCAACAGTGGTACAGTCTCGGGCCTTGGATTTAACCTAGGCCTGTGCTTCTGTCCTGCAGCGGTTAATAGCCGCTGCAGGGCAGGTGGAGGCTAATTTATACATAGCCAACACAAGGG